GTCTTATGACACGACGTATGAACGTCCCGGGGTAACCCCCTCGCGATGCACCCTACCTGACCCCACCCGTACGGGTGAGGCCCTACACCACTCCAACTAAGTACTTGTTTCTCCCCGTGGGCACGGCTTTGGAGCGCCAGTTGGCGGCGAACCATTCCGTCGGGATATCCCTTTCTCAGCCACCCATACAGGCCTTCTCACTCAGCCGGAGGCTAAGCGACGCCAACTCGCTCCAACCGCGCCCCTGCCGGATTGAGTCCCGGGTGATCCGGCCCGCCGGCACCGTGATGGATGCACCCATGTCACTCTTCATTGCTTGTGACACTGCACCAGCCAGCCCCCACGCGTCGTGCGGGGTTGGCCCTATCCTGCCAGTCACCCAATCGAACCACACGTTGCGGGGCCATGCCCGATACCTCCTTTCGGCCAAGTTGACGTCCGTGGCATCGAACAGAACGGACATTGCCTCCCACCCCCTCTTCAGCAGAGCGCGGAGCATGCCTGCGAGGAACATCCCATCCACGCGGGTCTTCGGGGGCGAGAAGTTAATCTCCCTGCCGTCCATCTGCCTGGCCAATGACAGCACGTCGTCGACCCTTTCAAACTTAGCTTTGGTGTCCATCTCCGCCCCCCAGCTGGGCCCTTGGACGCCGGCTAGCATCGCGTCTGCAGCTGCGGAAGCAAGGGCACGATCCCCAAAAATGCCACCGTGGGTGCCCATGTTGATGGTAGCCAGGCTCCTGACGGTGTCTGGGACCCTCTCAGGGTCTGTTTTTGCCGTGCGACGCGTCTCCCACCGGGCCTCTTCGACCTCCTCTTCGACTACCCGAAACCACTTACCCCGCCCAGTCTCCAAACCGATCCCCCCGAATGACTTTGGGGTCCTGAGGGCCGCTTCGATGTGTTGGCGAGGAGCGCGGGTCAGGCCAGCGATGTCCCTGATGCAGTGCTCCCGGACAGCGTCTGGGTCTGCTCCCCTTCCGACGAGGAGTGACCACGATGACGCTATCGCTCTCACTGACTGCTTACCACCTGCCCACGCGTTTGCATAGGTTATGGAGGGTATGGCTCTACCCAGGTACCCGCTGACGTTGTCCTCCGTAACCACCAGGCGCAAGAACTCGGTGCGCTTGTCGGAAATGAAGAATTTTGACGGGTTGACTGGGAATAGGCGCATGTAGTTCTCCACAAGTGTGACGGCCTCAGTCCAGGAGCTAGTGAACACCAGGGTGTCGTCACCTTGGAAGCACATACTGTTAAGATCGGGCATGGCGCCCTTGGTGACGTACGTGACACCCAAGAACTCGACGTAGTTTATCAGAGTCCCAAGGGTGGCTGTCCAGGCCCAGCCGGAGAGAAGCCCGCGAACGTGCTTCCACGTCTTGCCCTCCCAACTGACGGACCCCGCTCTGATTCTCTGCACTACTAGGTCAGTTATCCTCCGATGGAGGTCCGGCTCCGGGGACTTCTTCCGGGCCGAGTCACACAGGTAGCGGATCGCCACTTCGAGTAAATCCATCCAGGGCACGTGGTCGAACTTGCTTTGGTCGATGGGTACGGCAATTGAACTCCTGACTCTCCGCCGCCACGCCGACCACCTGTCTATGGCGTTGATTTTGTTGGACAGTGTCGTGGGAAAAATTGACTCCATGGCATTTTCCGCACCTTGGGCGAGCCACTTCATCTGCACGTAAAGGTCCCAGTCACTTGAAACCGTGTTGCGGTTCTTCCCCCTCTCCCGCTTTGGGTTTACGACGTTGCCGGGGGTGGCCTTCGACATCAGCGCCTGCATGAGATCTGCTTTTGTACTGTTCAAGTAAGTTGAGAATTTAGTTCCCTTACTGCCTGGAAGCCGGGTCCCGGTGCTTGCACCGTTAG